TCCCACAATACTGGATTAATGAGGTAGTTAATGAGTCCTAAAAACTCATCATTTGATTTAGACTTTGGATACGGAAGAAAAGGAGAACAACTTGTTGAAGAACTACTCACCGAAGGTAGAACTGTGGAAGTCAAAAGAGATAGAAAATGGTACAAAACAAACAATCTATACATTGAAACTTCCTGCTATTTTAAAAAGACCGAAGCATGGGCAGATTCAGGGCTTTCAGTTACGGAGGCTTCCTATTGGGCTTTCGTTCTACAGGTATCGGTCATCATGGTACCTACACCTGTACTTAGGTATGCGGTAGATAACTTTGGTAGAGAGATAACCTGCGAGATACCACCGAACCTTAGTAAAGGTTATTTAATTACAGTAGATGATTTAATGACAGCGACTAGAAAGCATAATGAGGAACCAGTTGATGGATGAACAAGACAAGATTTGGGAAACCATTTATGGTGTTGCTCGTCAGGTATCAAGCCGTTCTAATCGTATGCACAGGGGTATTGTAACTACTGATGATTTGTACCAGCACATGTCTTTGTGGGCATTAGAGCATTGGAATAAGGTAGAGCAGTGGCATGGTGAAGAAAGTTTAAAGTATAAATTGCGTAAGACTTTTTACAATGAGGCACAAAAGTATGTGGCTAAGGAAAGGTCAAGACACTCACGCTCACCTATGTCGGATAGTTTTTACTACACACATGCAGTATTACATGAGTTACTGCCCGATGTTTGGGAGCATGTTGGTTGGACTGATACACCTGACATATCCTCAGAGTTTGTTACCCACTCTAGTAAACCTTCCGAGGGTGGGAACAGACTAGCCTTGCTGTCAGATGTTGCTGCTGGTTTGGCTCGTTTAAACAAGGCAGATAATGATTTGCTACGGATGCGATATGCACAAGGTGGTATGGATTTTGCTGCCCTTGCTGAGAGTTATGGTGCCAGCGATGAAGCCATGCGTAAGCGTGTTAAGCGTGCCTTAGATAAGTTGCAAGATAGGCTTGGTGGAGAACCACCTATATGGCGAGGGCGTAGGCGTGTTCGTAGTAATGCAGAAGCCCAAGCAGAGATAATAAACCAAGAGGAAAGAGGGGACTAATGCAATCTATATTACTGGAACTACAGATGATGTTACTTGACTTGGAGTTCTATAAACTTGTGCTTGAAATCTTTATTGAATTGGGGTTGTGATGAGCGAAGCAATTATTATTGCCTTGTTAACAGTAAATACTTTAGCAATTCTATTTTTTATTTATAGTTATGGCATAGCAAAAGAGTGGTGGAGTGACTAATGTTAATTGGTTTAAGTGGCTATGCTCGTAGTGGTAAAGACACAGTTGCAGAATTGTTATGTCTTAATTATGGATACGAAAGAGTATCTTTTGCAGACCCTATGCGCCAAGCATTATATGTCTTAAGTCCTAAACTAGATGGCATTGTGCGCTTATCAGAATATGTAGATGATTATGGTTGGGATGTAGCCAAGCAGAACCAAGAGGTTCGTAGGTTGCTTCAGGTATTTGGCACCGAGGTTGGTCGTAAGATGTTTGGCTTAGACTTTTGGATTAACACAGCATTAAAAAATTTAGATGGCAGTAGTCAGGTCGTGATTAGCGATGTTAGATTTCCTAATGAGGCTGATGCAATAGCCAAACTTGGTGGCTCTGTGTGGCGTATAAATAGAAAAAATCATAGCGCAGTTAATGGTCACGCATCAGAGCATGCAATGGATAACTATATGTTTAATCATGTTATCTATAATGATGGAACTCTTGATGACTTAAGTGATGAAGTATTTATGTTGGCTAAACATTTAGGCTTGGACAAATAAGAAAACCCAGTAAGACAGGAGAGTATTACTGGGTTTTCAAGCATATATTATATCATATCCTTGGTTCAGATACCTGCATTTTCATCAAACTCCTCAACTTTTTTCTTCGGTTTGGCGTGGTGCCACCCCATATTCCATACCTTTCGTGAGCCAAACCCCACTCTAAACAAGCCATCATTACTGGGCAATCAGCACACATCTTGCTGACCATCTTCTCCTCTGAGTATTTGAAGATGTCTTGTGGTGGGTAAAAGGTTTCAACATCTAGCCCCTTACAGGTGCCACCATCAAATAACTTAGAGTTGTATCTTAAGACATAACGAGTGAGTTGCTTACCCTGTTTGTCTATTACTTTCTTTTCTTCTAGTATCTTGTGGAATTTTGGTTTCACCTCTAATACCAGTTTTTCGCTAAGTGATGTGCGTATGCCCGACATATACCTTTTTTGCCATACTTTCTTTCAATATATGCAAGTCCTGCATCCACTTGACGATACCCATTGAGGGTTGGTTTAGTTTTTATATTGACCCATGTTTCAGGCATGAGTTGTGCAATACCTAGAGCACCACTTGATTTATTGCGTGCCTTTGGTCGCCAGTTGCTTTCTTTAGTCCATAATTCAAAGAGGCACGGATATTGTTCAAGCATATCCATTTCAATTAATCTATCAACTGCATACCTTTGGTAATCATTGTTGTAATAAGCAACTATTCTGCCTTGTGGGTGGTGATTTATGTTTACTATTGGCGTGTTAATAACTAAAAGTATTCCTAAAGTTATTGCCGATACTATCCACAACCTAGTATGTGGGTGTATATGTCTTAATACAGAAATCATTTAGTCTTCGTCCTCCCACATGCGGTCAGGTTCATAACAAATACAATCAATCTCATCACATTTTTCACAGGTCTGATTGATACCTAGCGCAACATCATCACCCATTAAATACATTGGTTCAGGCATTGCTTTCTTCCTCATTTTTTTTGAGGTCGTTAATGGTTGGTTCGTTTAACTCTTTATACATAGGTGCAAGTAATCTTTCAGAAAACTCATGCACTCTGTTGTAATACCACCACTCCCACTCGCTTTTATCTACCTTATTTTTGTCCACTACCCACTCCCTCTGCTAGTTCACAATCATTAAGGAATTGAACTCTATCAAAGGTGGGGTCGTGTTCTTTGAAGGCATCAGCCAAAGCATCTACAAGCGTGTCTATCTCCCATAGAGGTGCCTCAAATTCGTTTCGTATTGCAGTTATTGTGTCTGCAATTATTAAGTAAACGCTATTCATTTTTATCTCCTGTCTTAAGACCGATTAATTTGTTTGCACTTTCTGTAAGTGAACTCCAACTAAACTCAGCCCAGCCACAATCTATGCACTCGTCTAGTCCATTGATTTGCCAGCCACATTTAGGGCATAGTTTCATCTTACTTTTTTCCTGTCTGTAGTTTTATCATTGGTTTATTGCACCCTAATTTAGGACATCTAACTATGTATCTTTCCCATGGTTTGTGGTAGATAAATTGTTCTCTAACACTATCACAGTAGCGACATACAAATTCATAGGTAGGCATCTGTCTTAAGTAATGATTACCTTTTGAGTAATCGTTCAGTAATAATCTCACGAGTATTATCGTAAGAGTGAGAGGCTCGCCCGTCAATACCTTCTGTCCATACAATAAGGCGATGGTCATAGCGGATAGTGCTACCTATTCCGTATAAATCCATCAACAGCGATGCTCCTTCTGTATCTTTACATGATGCCACATACCCACCCGTTGGGTCGTAGACTTTGTATACTGGTGATTTACCAGCCATTTATTTCTTCTCCTTTACGCATAACTTAACATACTCTTTTTGTAGCCTGTCAAGTATTGATTGATAGTTTTGTTCATCTTCTTGTGTCCATTTTTGTTCTTGTGAGAACTTGATTAGGTGCTCTTTGAGTGCGCCATTAATCATAATCATTTGTTCTTTAGACAGTTTCATTAGTCACCTCTGTCTTAAGTCCTAGTTCTTTTCTAGCAAGTAAAATTGCATCATCTAATTGATAGCGCAGGTCTGTTGTTTCCCACTTATCTATTATGCGATTAGCCCTATCCCAAACATCATCTGAGATTTGCTCATCATGTGCTTGCATATCTTCCTTTTCATACCATTGAATACATATCTCAGCATCAAGGGGAAGGTCATTAAGTATCCTTATTGCATTTTTTACTAACATTATTTTGCTCCTGTCTGTAGTATTGATAGCAAGCCCTCAAGGTGGTCAAGTGCTTGTTGTTTGCGTTTGTAGTTTGTGCCTAGAACTTCGTTTGCTTTTCTTAAAGTGCTACCTCTTGCGGTAATTTTCATACCTGTCTTAAGTTCTAACTTAATCCAACCGATTAAAGATACAAGAACATATAAGTCTAAGCCTGACCCACTTGCGCTGGTCATCTCTCCGTTCTCGTCAAACTTTATGTGATTGTGTCCGTTAGTTAGTGCTTCTAGCGTTTGTTCAGGTAGTGCCATTGTATTTCTCCTGTCTTAAGTAGTAATTTAAAATGGTGTATTGAGAGTTTCATTACACCAGTAGCAACCAATAACTTCGTATCCAAATGAGTAGTCGTTTGATTGACAACCTTTTAGTGGTGTCATAACATCAAGTGCACACTTGGGGCATATCATTTCCTCAGTTGTGCCACTCTTAACTATGTAAGCAAAAACTCTATTTGTTTTTACTTGTTTCATTTTTTCTCCTGTCTGTTAGGTGTGTTGGTGATTACGCTGGTTAGACCTGCATCTCTCACCAACACAAGAGTATCATATAACTATCAGTTACCTGTTGTCAACTGTCTTTGATGTGATGTTTGCCTCATGTCTTAAGTCATATCCGTGCCCGCATTGTGAGATTAAGACAAGGCAATCACCGCAATAAACTTCTTGCTTGTTGCTCATTGCTGTTCCTGTCTTGGGCAATCATCATAAGGAAAATACTCTTGCTCCTCACACATGCACCAATTAAATTTTTCTACTTGTGTAGCGTGGGTAAGTAGTGCCAACTCACCCCAACTCATAGACATCTCACTCATTATTATTCTCCTGTCTTAAGACATAGATTGGTTCAGTTGGTTTTGTCTTTTCAACCCAGCCTGTTTCTTTACTCCATTTAAGGCGTGGCTCTATATCTTTAGGCTGAACTTCTACCCATTTAAGTTTCATTTTATTCTCCTGTCTTAAGACATTATTTGTATAGTAGGTCAAGGCAGAATTGAGATAAATTTTCAAACTCAACTTTGCATTGGTCGGGTGTAGTTGCATCGTTTAGTAGTGCAAGGATTACCAGTATTAGAGCGGTCAAGATGACCGCCCTAACTCTGCGCCCGCGTTTAGTTAGTTTCATGTCTTAAGCCACAACTAACGATGGTTTGATAACAGTTGGCTCAGGTGTTATTAAACTCCAGTAAGCCCAGCCATTGGCAAGTGTAAAGATATAAGCATACTCAGCCCAAGAACCGCGAGCATACTCTAAAAATGCGCCAATATAGTCAAAGGTTTTTGCTTCAGTATTTGGCTCACCTCTGTCCCTACCATAGGCAAGGCACCAGTTTTCATTGTGGTTTTTGTAGTCGTCAAAGTTTTGTTTCTCTCCCAGTTCCTGTCTTAATACAGATAGGTCACCAAGATTTAATAATGCTTGAACTTTGTCGGTGGTTTGGTAATGGTTCGCCAGCGTTTGACCTACCCCTTCAGGGTAGCCATCGTAGTGGCAGTAGATAGCCTTTACCTTGCCATCTTCTTGCTGTATTCCAATCATGCTACGAGTTGACATGTTATGCCCCCTGTCTTAAGTCAGATTGCTCTACTACCTCAGTAAAATCGCTGTAATATCCTGAGGCTATGTCGTTTCTAATCCACTTCTCAGCGTTGTCGTTCCATCTTGACACATCACAATTAGAAGCGTGTCCGTTCTTTGTAATCGTGTAAACCGAACCGCTTGTGGTGATTT